AGCGCCGCACGTATTACCTGCTCCCATGTCTCAGGCTTAATGTCAGCCACTTCGTCCAGCACGGCGTAGGTCAAGGACACGCCGCGTAGGGCGTCCGGCCGATCGGCGCCTCTCACATAAATAACAGCGCCGTTGATTAAGGTGATGTCTTGGTTGTTTATGTGACTGTTAGCGATTACATCCCGCCCCAGCTCCATTAGTACGTTCCAGATAATCTGGCGGGCTTGACCGTTGGTCGGCGCCACATACAAGACAGCGGAACCTGCCGGACACTTCAGTCCTTCCAACAATAGGGTCGTGGCCGCTAACCTAGACTTGCCGCAGCGTCGGCCAGCAGCAATCACTTTGAATCGGGTTGGGTCGGCAAACACTTGCTCTTGCCACGGCAGGAATTGGAAATGTACGTCAGACATTAGTCAGGCGCTCCGAATGGGTCTTTGTAGAACACCGGTTCGGCTGGCGTTTGCTTGGCTCGCTCTAGCGCCATGTCGCGCTCCATTACCTGATGCAGCCATGCGTCGCGCTCATTCAATGCTTTGCTGGTCGGATAGATCGGCCACTTACCGGCTTCAATATCCTTCTTCCATGTTTTCCACAACGCGCCTTCGTCTTCAATCACCTTACCGCCCACATACCCAGGTATTGATACGAACTGGCCTTTGTACTTGCCAGACGGTATTTGAATGCCGGTGGCGTAGATGGTGATTGGATTGCCTTCGGGGTCAACCCCAGGCTTGGCCATGTTAGACCGGTGGTACATAACCTTGTTTAGTTCCTGCGGCGATAGCCCCAAGCTATTTAGATAGTCATCCATCTTTGGCCTCTACGTCTATTACGTTGTCGTCTGGTATTGGTTCGATTACCGGCGGTGCGCCTAGCGTGGATATAGTGATGTTGATGGCGCTGCGTTGTGCGGCAGTCTTCTCAAACAAACTGGCGGGTAGCGCCCGATCCATGCACATCTTTAGCGCAGCCATTTGCCCTGGGTGTCCGTCTTCCAAAGCAATGTCCAACACCTTCTGGACGACATGCTCGCCCTGACCCTCGATCAACATGCGCTTTAGCTCTTTAATGCGCTGCGTATCAGTCTTGGCAAGCGTCGTGGGGAACACGTAGGGCGGGTCTTTAATTGGTGCTGGCATCGCTTTTTTCCTTTTAATTGGAAGCAATCGGATTGTATAGCTCTTTTTGCTAATTTGCCTTTTTTCGTTTTTTTTTGTGGGTAGGAGGCACCCGCAAATATTACAAGCCAGCCCACCCCCCTCCCCCCCATGTCAAAATGGCATCAAAAGCCGGTAAACGGTCGGAATCCATAGCGAAAACCTATGCGGCCGCATTTGACATAATGCTGGTTATGTACATTATGGCCGCAAAGCCTGGCGGGGGATAGCGGGGGACTATTGAGCGGGGGATTATCGGGGGTGGGATATCTGGAAAACTCACGCGAAAAAATGCGGGGGAGTTTTCCGGCCGGCAAAATGCGCATGCGTGGGTATATAAAAGCGATGCAGCCTTTTGCCTGGTATTACAACACTTTATTTAATTATGTTCTGACCCTAATATTTTTACTAAATTAGATATACACAAATCAATGTCATCGCCTTTAACCATGCCCAAATCGTATAACTGACGATATAGATCAATCAAATTATGAAAGCCGATTGACATATCGCCGGCGCCGGCGGCCGCGATCACCGCCGCTTGACTATCGGATATTTGTCGCTGAAAGCGGCGGGTCCTAATTGACGGCGGCCGGCCAGGCTTAAATCTTGTCATAATAGTATGCACGTCATGCACGTCATCGAAAAGCGGATTTTAAATCGCACGACCCCTTTCGTACAGTAGTTTTTAGCGTCGCCTGTACATATACATGTACGGATATACAGTACTGTATAAAGTAATTTGTGACTTGTGATATTTGATGACTGTCTGACGTGCATAAGGCAAAAAACCTAGTATTTGTGCGGTGTTTGAGCCGTTTTGCGCCCTTTCGCCGATGACGTGCACAATGACGTGCAATGACTGTCAAGACCCACTAACTTGTAGGGGTATATAAAATAATCCTTTACAATATAAAAGATTGTTTTATAATGACCTCACCGCAGCAGAAAAGCGGGCATAAAATAAACTTTTATAGGGGTTAAAAATCATGTACGCACATATTTACAAATGCAAAAACAAAACCTGGAATTTGATTCTATCGACTAGCCCAATGATTCGCGCCGAATTTGTAATAATTGAATACAACGTACCCAGCAAGGTCGACGCGAAGCGGATAGCAAAAGAATACAACGCGAAAGCCTGGAACTATTAAATCAAAACGGCCGGCGAAAGCCGGCCAATAAATCAAAGGGTAAACAAAATGCAAAAACTTAATCTAATCACTGCAGCGATATCCGGCGCCGGCCTGGCACTACTATTTATTGGCGCCGCTGAAAATATTTTCAATTTAACGGAAGTTTTAATCGGCGGCGCCGTATGCTGCGCCGCTTTTGTCTATTCGATAACAAGGGGTTAATTATGCAAAACCCGTACAAATTACAGTTGAAAAACGAGGGCCTACAGTACCGGCCGATCCTTGGCCAGGCAAGCGCCAAAACCATTAAGGGTGAAAAAATCGGTTATCTGACAGCTATTTGCTACTTGGTACCGGATAAAAAATTATGCCCGTTTGCGCAATTGGCCAAGTGTTTTGATCCTTGTTTAAATTCGGCCGGCCGCGGCGCTTTCAATAGCACGCAAAAAGCGCGCGCTAAAAAGACAGCATTTTTCAAAGAAAATCAGCGCGCTTTTATGCTGTCAATGTGCGCTGACGTCTGGACCTTGGCCCGTAAAGCGGCCGCGGTAGGGTTAACACCCTTAGTGCGGCCAAATGGCACAAGCGATATACCGTACGAAAATATTCTGATCGACGGCAAAACGATTTTCCAGATTTTCGCTGATGTACAATTTTATGACTATACCAAACACCCTTCGCGTAATCTAACCGGCAAAACGGCGGGTAATTATGACCTTACCTATAGTTTTTCAGCGATAACACCAAAACCGATTTCAATTAAGGGCCTGATTAATCCGGCCAATAAACGCGCGGCCGTCGTATTTCAGCGCCAAGCGGATATACCGGCCGAATTTCGCGGATGGACTGTTATCGACGGCGATAACACTGACGTACGCCATATTGAACCGAATAACGTCGTCGTCGCCTTATATGCCAAGGGTAAAGCAAAACGCGATACCGGCGGATTTGTACAAATTAAGGGAAGGGACTATTAATGGCGACCATAACAGCAAAATTTCCTGGTTATTGTAAGAAAACCGGCGCCCGTATCTTAGCGGGCGACCTGATCCAATGGTCGAAAGCCGGCGCCGTTTTGCTTAAACGGGCAGCGGCCGGCGTTAATGCCATAACTCTAATCGGCGATCAAGGCCCAAAAACTTACTACCAAAACATGCGCGGCCGGTGCATCGATGCGCCTTGTTGCGGATGCTGCACAATTTAATTAAGGGGAAATTATGACGCATGAACACATACGCGAAATTTACGATCGTAATCCGAACATGACATTAAAAGAACTAAGCCAGAAAACCGGATTATCTATTAATAAATTGAAAACTATTTTAAGGGGGCGCCAATAATGACTTATAGACAATTGATCGAAGCGGCGCTTGTGGCAGTGATTGACGCCGTTGAAAATCCCGATTCTGATCAGGGCCTGGCAAGTGCAGAGCGCGCATGCGCACTTTTAAAAACTTATTTATACGAGGTAGACACATGCACACAATAACTCTAGTCGTCGATAAAACGACGTATTACATCAATTCCACTACTGACCCGCTCGAATTGACTAAGCGCGCGCGTAAACCCTATAAACCGGCAAAACCTAAGAACATACGCAAGTTTCCGGTTTGGATGCCAGGTATGTCAACGGCGGCCTATATTGGACAATTCGACGGCCTTAATATGCTGCGCAAAATAGACTATATCGGCGCCAATGAACACGGGACGGCCGTTTACGATCCATCGATCCCACTGTTTGAAATTTTGCCTGATGAGGTCCAATAATGGGAAAACTTAAAAATTCACTGATTGACGTTCGTTCGCCGTATTGGCCGCAACACTTGGAAGTGTATGAGTATGAATACGATACTGGCACGCTGTTATGTTTCCTAGAATATAGCGCGCCTGATCGCGGCGTAGGCTATAACGGTAGCGCTTGGCTTGTGCATGCGTATGCGGGCGGGGTTGACGTAATCGACCTGCTAAAAGATACGATAATCAAAGAAATTGAGGGCGCCGCATGTTCGCAATTATCGCAAAACTAGCGGCCGTTTTAATTATCTTAATGCGCCGCTTATAATCCGCTCACTTAATACCCTTTCGACCTGCTGTTATAGCAGGTCTTTTTTTATCCGCTTATTTAACGCTGACTAGTTTAGGTTGAGGCGCCTCTTCTACCAGGCGCCTCAATTCGGCTTTCGGTTTATCGGTCATATCAGGCGCCGCGTATATCTGGCGCTTAGTTGTTAACTCACGCGTATTAATCCGGCCGCAATCAATCCATCCGGCCTCACGTAGTGCGTGCAGTAATGCGGCCGGCGGTATCCGCACGCCGGAAGGCGCACCGCCGGCCAGGCGATCGCAAAGCGGGAAAAATGGCGACGCTATCACGCCGCTTGCAAACTCGCCAAGCCGGTTAGATATTAGATCAATCAGGTAAGACTCTGCCATGCTGCGACCCTGATCAATCATTATCGCTTTCGCTTCTGTCATTGGCGGCGTGGCGGCCGGATTGAACGCACTGACATTCAGTTTGGCCAAGTAATCAGCTACCGCCGCAAAACCGGCGCCCGTTTGATACCACTGCCAAAGGGCCAGAGCGTCGGTTTCAGGTAGTCGGCCGGCGTCCGACCAAACACAGAACCAGCGGCGATCATCCGACGGTATGCTGATAGCTGCCCTCTCGTTTGAGAATGCCACTACAAACACGCGATTTAAAGCCTGGTAAGGGTGTAGGCCCTTGCGATTAATTGATAGATATTCAGGAGGCGCCGCGATAATCGGTTTCAGTGCGTTTTCTAATGCGCGGCGGTCTTTGGCTTCGCTTTGCCTTAGTTCGGCTATTTCCATTACTTCGCACTCTAAGGCGTAACCCCATTGTGAATTCAGGTCTTCATTGCGCACTAGGCTGCAGTTCAGTTTTGACTCACCGCCAATGGCCCAAAAGAAGGGCGCTAACATAGTATCTTTACCGCTGCCAGGGTGGCCGCCGACTAAAATTGCGTGGTTAATTTTCCGGTTTGGGTTTTGCACTTTGTAGGCTAACGCACTCAGGAAATGCTCACGCTCAAAATCGATCGGGATCATCCGCTCGACATGGGCCAACCATAGGCTAACATCGCCAGCGCGGCCGGCTGGCCGTGCGTTTACCCATCGGTTGCCGTGGGTGCCGGTAACGACCACCGGCTCACCGGCGGCGTAGGTTATGCCCTGAAGGGCAAGCGCGCCCTTGCCGGCTCGGTTCTCATCAAAGCAGGTTGACGCCTCGATTTTGCCGTTGTTGTGTATTGAGTTGCAGCCGATGTGCCGGTATAGGGCGTTGAAGGTACTGCGCCCTAGTTCGCGGCGGGTATTCAGGTCAAAATAGGCGTCGTCTTCCTGAATGTACGCGTAGCGCTCATACCATTCGGCCTTCTCTTCTCTGGCGCTCTGTTTGCGATCTGACTCAGCGATGATTATCTCGGCCGCATCAGGGAAGTCGTCGGTAGGCTCAAGTTTAGCTAGTGCGGCGTCCATTGCTTTAACCAGTAGCTCCTCGCGCAAGCCTGGCGCGTGAGCTGGGCCTCCGTTTGCAGCTACCCATTCCAAAAACGCGGCCGAGCCAAAACCTAAGCAGTGGCCGTGATAGCAGCAGAACGCACGGTTAGCCGGCATGTAGCGGGCTTCAGGATTACCGTCGGAATGCTCACTAGCATTCGGGCAATGGACACCCATCCAGCCTTCGGAATTGGTTTTCGAGTAGACCATATTCTGCGCGGATAACCACGCCATGACGTCGTCGTTGCCGTCGTCAGTTAAGCGGATAGCCGACGGGCCGTCGGTAGTCGCCTCACCTGGCACCACATCACAGGCATAACAAATTTGTTCTAATGTATATTCGCGCTCAGGATGAAATTCAACTAAGCGTGATACAAAATTGCCGCGCTTAAAGTTCACCGCGCCAGGTAGCCTAAAGTTGCGCACCGGATTGTTAGCGCCTGGGTCGGTATAACCGGCCGCAGCTAAGGCGTTAACGGCCGCGCAGAATTCACCCTTTGGCGGCTGCTCAGAGAAAGCGTAACCCCATTGGTAATTGCCCTCAGAGGTTTCGATAATCCACGTAGGCGCCAAAGGCGGGGTTTTGGATTTAGTGCCGATGTCGTCCAACATCATCGCCAGCACATACTCGACGTTATGCTTAGACGCCGACGGTTTATTCTTATCTAGCCGGTCAATGATGAATGAGCCGGTATTGCCGAACCACGCTTGGCCCTCTTTAACTAGGCTTGGGTTTGGCAAAAACGACGGCCAAGTAGCTTTGATTGCGCCGTCAGCGTGAAGCTGTAGTTGCCCGTCGGTTAGTATTGGTTTTTGTCGTACAAACAGCGCCGTTTCACCCTCTGGCGCCAAACTCATGAGATAATCTAAGAAGTACATGTATCAACCCTCCGCTGTGTTGAGACCGCCCTGCAAGGCGGTCTTTTTTTATTTGCCGTATCTGGCCATGATTTCCGTTTCCGCGTTCAATGGTAATCCTACCGCCCAATCAGGCGGGGTACACATAACATCACGGAGTTTTGTAGCAGATAGTTCAGGTGTAGCGGATTCAAGAACGATTTCATCATGCACATGCAGCACGACATCGTCCAATTGGCGTAAAGAGTGCCGCAGCAAATCGTTTGCAATCGCTTGCGTTATATTCTCACAGGCCAGACCCTTCCACAAGCGCGCACGCGGCCATTCTTTAGCATCAGCCGCTGGCTTCCATGCAGCCTTCACATAACTAACCCCATCGGCCTCAAGTTTAGCGAACGGGTAGCACAAAATGCGACCAGACGGTAGCGCATACCACAGGTGGCGCTTATCAAACAGGTACGTCACCCGACCGGCTTTGAATTCTCGGCCTGGGTTTCGCATAGCGCGCATGTAGGCCGACTCCAGTTGCGCCCAGTACGCTACTGCCCATTGGTTAGCACGGCGCCAAGCGTCAACGATACGCCGCGCATCGGTTTCCGGTACGTGTAGACCATAAGCGCGGCCCATAGCAGCGAAGGCGCCGATGCCGCCGGCAAAGCCGAGAGACAAAATTGCGACCTTGCCGATCTGGCGCTGGTCTTTGGTTATCTCTGTTTCAGGTACACGGTAGATACCGGCGGCTTCGCGAACGTAAATGTCACGGCCATCACGGAATACGTTTAGAACATCTTCGGCTTGTAGATCGTTTGACGCCCATGCAGTTACACGGGCTTCAACGGCCGACCAATCAGAGACGACAAACGATTTACCGTCTTCAGGTATTAATGCGGGCCGGAGCATTCCCTTGAGAACATCAGTAACCCGTTTTCCAAATCTTGGCACGATTGACTGTCCACGTACCATAGCGTGGCGGACTCCATCGGGATCATTGGCGCACTTTCGGGTGAAGTTGTGAACCTGCGCCCCATACGATGAAGCTCGTCCCGTAGCGCTTCCTCCAGCGAAGACGAAGGCGCCACGGACACGGTGATCTTCTTCGTCAGCAAGGCCAGAAAGGCGGCTGAACTTCGCAACTGACGACGCCCAAAGATCGTCTGCGCACTGGATGACTTCAGCGACAGCGGCCGGAATTTCTTTTTCATCTTTATCCTCTTTTGCCAAGGCAAGCAGATTGGCGCGAACTGATTTATCAATACTGTACTTCAGTTCGTCATCCTTGTAGGTTTCCATCAGCTTGAGCGCTTGTGGGCCGATTCTGGCCATCACCCACTGCTTCATTTTAGGGCTGCGCACTGACGTAATCTCTTTGCCGGTAATCTCTTCAACGATGCCCTCGATCTCTTCAAGCTCGATCGATGCGTAGTTAATCGCAGCATGCGCCAGCGGTAGATCGAGCTTAACGCCGCGATCATTGATGCGCTCATTGACGTGATAGTCGGCCAGCTCTTCATCTGATAACGGGCGCATGGCCTGTGATACGGCACGCATAGCGCGCACGTCTTGTTCACAATACGCGACCATCTCGGCCATTAAAGTGGAGTCGTTGTTAAACGACCCATCAGGGCGGGGTATCGATAAAGCTCTAATAAGTTGATTGCCCCTGTGGTCTTTTCGCATGTTGCTACTGAGTGCGCGACCGACGTCTTCGAGGCTTCCAGGTAAGCAGTTAGCACGCGCTTGCGTAGCGGTGCAGTAGAACTGCTCGAGTTCAAAGTTAATTTGCAGTACGTACCAGAAAACAAGGCGCTCAAAAGCGGCGTTGTGCGCGTATATGCGCCCTGTGTGTTTTCGTACTGAATCAGGGAACGGTTGGTCGGGAGTCCAGGTGACAACGTCACCATCATCAAAGGCATACGACATACAAAGTACATCTGTTGATGCGTCTTGTGCATAGTTATAAACTCCACGCGAAGGAAGGTCGCAACGCGACCGCGTCTCAAAATCAAGCCAAAGGATTTTCATAGAATTAGGTGGGGTACTCACTGCACCTTTCGGCATCCGCTTTCCCCCGTATTACTTATGCCGAACGACGACGGCGTGCTGGCGCTGCTTCCTCGCCAGACTCTTCATCACCGGCTGCGCCTTCCATCGAAATCCAATCCACAACGTCGAATTCAGGCGTAAAAATTTTGCCGTATGACTTGTGGTTGTAGAACGACTTTTTGAGTTGAACTACAGGCACTGGTTTCGTTTGGTCAGCATCGACTTGTGTAGTGATACGTGCGCCCAATGCAGCAACACCACGTAGACCACCTTGGCTAGTCGTTGTGTAACGCGCTTCCAAACCTTTGTCTTTACCTGACACACAACGCAGGGCAAAACCTAATTGCTTTTCCCAACCCTTTTTGCAGCCGTTTGGTGCTGGCTCCAATTCAGGTAGTGGTTGTGTAACAGGCGCCAACTTTTCACCCAACACTTCACGCTCGCCCCAAGCAATAAAGCCATGGACGAATGAAAATGGATTAATGGCCCATGTTGACCCAACTTCAATTTCGGTTTGATCTGCGCCGAATACCCAGTTACCGCCTTTGTCCATTTTAAGAATAGCGAAAGACGTAGGGCCGACATCAGTTTCAAGCGTGCGTAATGCTGTGGTCAATGACGCTACGTTTGGAAGATTTGCTACAGCGAATGTACTCATTTTAGTTTCCTTTACTTTACTAGATTTTAGAAAGGGCCGCAGATAACTGCTTCCCGATTTGCAACACCGCTGGCCTCGAATCAGATTCTGGCGCCAACGTACTACCCGACGAAATCGATACGACTAACTCCGACGGTAATTCAATTTTGTTTTTCTTTAAAACTTTTTCTAGTTGTGCCGGCGACTTTAATTTAGATTCCCAAACATCAGCAATGTCGAGTTTGTTTTCGTCTGCCCACTTTACCACTTTATCTTCATCAACCCATTGACGTGTACCGCGCTTGGCCACCAGTTTAAAGCCTGGTACTCTAACACCATGCTCTAGCATTTGCGCGGCTAATGTACGTAAGTCTTTGATGTAACTTTCAATCGTATCAGCTTGCTCTAATTGCAAAGCAATTTGATCGATCGGCAATGCTTGCAATTTGTTTTGCAATACGCGCTCGACTTGGCCTGTCATCTTAGGGCAAATTGGTTTAGCTGCGCACCACCGGCAATGGTCGCCTGTATCAAATGCCGGCGCTTCGCTTTGACTAGCATGTACTGCACGACGCAACTCTTGCTCGAACAGTGCAACGCGTTGCGGTGTAGTCACCCAACGGCGAATTTCAGGCGGCTGAACAATAATACATTCGATTTCATCAGCACCTTCAAAAATCCATTTTGATTCTTCGGTTCGCATTGCGGCTGCTGCGTAAAATAACAATTGATAGTTTTCTTCAGCGCTAACTAATACACCATCGCCAAACTTCCAATCTAAAACAATAGCTCGCTTCCCGATGCGCCCAAGTAGATCAGTGCTGCCAAACACGCCAGGTAGAAAATCACCGAATCCCACTCGCGTTTCAATCTTAAATGCCATGACATTTGTAGGATCGATTTCTTCAAGTGCTGCCAGCGCAATAGTAATCTTTTCATCAATTAACTCCTCGGTTAACACTTGGTCATTGTATTTAGTACCAAGGTATTTTTCAGGCGCTTCATTAAATTCAAGTACATCAGCAATCACGTTATGCAACAGCGTGCCGCGATCAGCATGTTCGTTTGGGATATCTTTTGATGGTATTTGCTGAACCAGCTTAACTGATGCTGGGCATGCTATGACGCGCTTGGCGGTGCTGCCACCTACGATGTTGGAATGTTGCACTTTACTCTCCTGTACTGTTTGAACCCAAAGAATAAAACATTAAAGAATCCCTTGTCAATACTTTTTTTATGCTTTATATTTCGGACATGAAAGAAGCCGAGATCGAAAACTACTTTGTCTGGTCTGTTGAATTCATGGGCGGCAAAGCCTATAAATTTAAGACGCCAAACAATCGCGGCGTATCAGATCGTATTGTTGCACTGCCCAATGGCTCGACTTGGTTTGTAGAATTGAAACGACCCAAGGGCGGCAAACTATCGCCGTTACAAGTTATTTTTCGCGATGAAGTAGTAGATTTGCATCAGAAGTACGCGTTACTAAACACGAAAGAAAAAATAGATGAGTGGGCTAAAACTCAGACCGTACCAAGACGAAGCTGCTGATTTTCTTTATACGAATGACAGAGCAATGATATTGGCGCCCGTCGGCGCGGGTAAGACTGCAATCACGTTGACAGCAATGTTGGCAATGATTAAAGACAAACACGCGAAACGATTTTTGGTTGTCGCACCTAAACGTGTTTGTACTGATGTGTGGCCTATCGAATTGCCGAAGTGGGCGCCAACTTTAAAAATGAATTTAGCTGTCGGCTCTCCGTTAGATCGACTGCGCGCAATTGATAAAGCGTCGGATATTGTTGTAATCAATTACGACAACTTGCAATGGTTAGCGGATTACGGTGTGGCTGGGTTTGATGCGGTGGTGTTTGATGAACTGACACGACTAAAGAATCCATCCGGCGCCAGATTTAAAGCGCTGCATAAAGTAATGGATCAGTTTGCTATACGTTGGGGCTTGACCGGATCGTTTACTAGCAATGGGTTAGAAGACGTATTTGGTCAGTGCAAGATCATCAACGAAAAATTGTTGGGGCGCAGTAAGGGCGCGTTTATGCAACAGCACTTTATTTTGGTTAACCGCGATTACGGTGAGTGGATGCCTAAACGCGGTGGGCTGCACGCGGTGATGCAAAAGATTAAACCAGCGACGTATTTGCTAGAGCCTGGCGAATACAGCGATACGTTACCGCCGTTAAACGTCGTTGAAGTGCGCAGCACAATGGACATGACGCACTACGAAAAAATGAAGCGTGATTTTGTTGTTGAGTTTGGCGGTGATGAACGGGCGATTGCTGCAAACGCTGCCGTTGTCACAGGTAAGTTGCAACAGATGTCGTCTGGTTTTGTTTATCAGACAGAGAAACAGGCGCTAATTCAACCAGGCAAGTTTGCGGTAACAAAAACTTCCATTTGGTTTAGCACGCATAAGTTTGACCGGCTAGCAGAACTACTAGAGGAGAATCAACATGCGAATACTATCGTTGCGTATATGTATCAGGAAGAGCTTGCAGAAATTAAGAGGCGCTATCCCAAGGTGGTTACGTTGGATGAAACGGATGCGATCGAGAGATGGAACCGAGGCGAAGTGGAATTACTCGCCGTCCACCCAAAGAGTGCAGGACATGGCCTTAATCTTCAACATGGAGGCGCCCACATTGTATTTCTGTCACTGCCGTGGAGCTTGGAGTTGTACGAGCAAACGATTGGTCGATTGCACCGATCAGGGCAAACCAAAACAGTATGGTGCTACATCATGATGACCGATAAAACAGTAGATGAAAAAATACTTGGCGCGTTGCGTGACAAGCGCGCTATATCAGATGTTGCATTGGAGGAACTGAAATGACTGAACACAAACACGCAGCGCTTATCAAAGCATGGGCTGAAGGTGCAAAGATTCAAAAGTTTTCTAAGCGCAGTCAAAGATGGGAAGACACCGACTGCCCAACATGGCTTAACGATTGCGAATACCGCTTGCGAGTTGACTACACAATTGAATTAAACGCGCATCTTTTAAACGGTGAATTTTTTATTGATGTCGGCGCTCGATTCCCTAATATTTCGTTAGTCTTTGATGCAACGACTAGCGAATTAAAGTCTGTTGAAATGATTAAATGGAAAGGTAAGAAATGAAGAAACCACATTGGGCTGAAATGAATAGCAGATTATCGGCTCTTACTGAGAAGCAAGTTTATGTGATGCTACAAACTGAATTGGATACGTATCGTAGAGCGTCGTATCTAAACCGTTTGCATCAACGCTATTGCGCGCTACGTGACGCCAGAGAACGTAAAGAAATACTAGCCAAGGCCGCTGCATGAACTGTAAGGAGTGTGGCGACAGAACATACGTGGTGTTGACGCAAAAACAATTGGGCGGCGTTAGACGGTTGCGTAAATGCAACAAATGCGGATTTAAAGCCTATACGGGTGAAGTCTGGTTGGCGCTGTTACCGCCACCTGATCCAAAACCTACTTATACTAAAGAAGAGGTAGCAGCGATGAAAAAACAGGAAGTTTTTACACGAAGGAAAAATGAAGACAGGAGGAAAATGAATGAGGAAACATAACAACATGAGTATGGGCGACCATTACATTTACACACCATCAACCACCGATGTCACGATTCGTTGGCGTGCCAATTATAATTGGACACCACCATCAGAAGACCCACAATTTATGAAAAAATGGGCTGATTTTCGTATGAGATGCGCTCAAGGAATTGAGCAAATTGTTGACCGCAACATGATCCGCAGAGGGCAATCATGAAAAAACTATTACCGCTTATTTTTCTTACCGGATGTTCGACATTTGATTTACCGAACACGTCGTTAACGGTAGAAAAAGATATTCAAGCTATGAGCCGCAATGAAGTTATCATGGCCATACAAGATTGCGAATCTAATCGTACTAGAGCCGTTATGATAATGGCCAAGCGAAAGATTTCGGGGCGCACATCCGACGTTGTTGTCGATGTTACTTGCGCGCCACGACCATCATACTATTAATGGCGAAGCGATTCGTACTGCTTGACGCACTGGTCTAAGGCTGCTTTGAGGCTGGCTGCGTCGGCACTGTACCCTGCAAGAAATTCTGCATCTCCTTTTGCCAGTTGCGCTCCGGTGGCTGCACTACAAGCGCTGGCGGTACTGGACATGGGACTGCCTTCGGCGGGGCGCTCTGGCCGGTTGCGCAAGCTCCCAAGAAGAATACGGTTAGTATCGGCCACTTTTTTAAGTTCACGATCTTTTTCCTCGCGTAAATTGTTTGCGCCCTGTTGAAGTGCTTGCTCTTTCTCTCTGGCCAATCGCATGTTCTCAGCGTACTCGGCCATTTGTTTGGCTTTCTCTTTGTCCCATTTTGCTTGGACTTTAGCTTGGCCAGCATCGTCGCCTTGCCAATGGCCAGCGCCGTAGGCAAACACTACGGCTAAGACGCTGCCAGCTATAAAATACGGATTCATTTTGGCGGCACTTTCACGCCGTCTAATTTTTTATGCACCTTGATGGTCTTGCAAACTTCTTTACCTTTTTCTTGATGGCAGACCTTTTTCATTTCGCCACCGGCAAATGCCATCAAAGGAACAAACGCAATAAGTGCAATAAGTGATTTCATCATTCGATCTCCGGTTGTGGTGCAGCAGGTGGGGCAGGTTTGCCATTGAATCCTAAAACAACAGGCGCAGCCGCTGCTACAGGCTCAATCGTTGGCTCTACACGTTTGGCTGGCGTTATAGGCGCTGGTGGAGTTTGCGGCTTCATCGCCTCTTCACGCTCCTTTGCCGTTGAAAGCCCAGGCGGCACGAATTGATCTTTGCCTTTAATTGCTATAAGGGTCGCTAACGCGCCGAGGATGTATTTGCTCATATCGGACAGCAATAAAAAGAACTGCTTATCCGCTGGCGCCATTCCGCTCATTGGTTGCGTAACAAACACGACCGAATACATGGAAAGCGACGCCATCATAAACAGGATCATGCAAAAGCAAATGCCAATTATGAATTTCAACCATGCGTTCAAACTATCTTCGTTCATGGCTTTACCTTTTCTGGTTGCGTCACATCATTAGGACAGGTTTGCGTAGCCGTACATATAGGAGGCTTACAATCTGTGGCTTCCCAGTTAGCAGGGTCTTGACACTTATATCGAAATCTATCCTGACAAGCATTAAGCGCCAAGCACATGAAGAGCATGCTCATAATGTTTTTTACGATCTTCGAGTCCAATGGTGCCTCCATTAATGCGCTTAGTTAATGTAAGAATGTCGCCAGCATCAGCCCATTGATTGAGCTTATTCGTTTCCCAAAACCAGCAAGCAGATTGAGCAGCGCCTTCAAACGTGGCCAAGTATTCTGGCACTTCGTCAATCTTTAGTGGGCGACCATCCACTTCAATAGAATCTGCAAAGGATTGATAATTTGACCGACCAGTAAGCTGGATAAGCCCACGGCCACAATAGCGGTAGCCATCACCGCTAGACTCATCACCATTGCCCATGCGGTTAGCGTAAATACGGTTTGCGATAGCCTCTTGCTTATTAGGGCGCGCACAATACTGGTTAGCGATAGCGTCATCTGGAAAGTATTTAGAAAAAAGTCTGCGAAGGGATTGTGGCTTGTAATTCAGGTTTTCTTTTAACGTCGTAAAGCCGCCAGACTCATGACTGCATTGCGCTACAAAAGCAGCAATACGATGAGCGGTATTAATGTCATAGTCAGGAAGCAGTTGATGCAAAGCATTATGCCAATGTTCGACATACTTATTCCTTGGGAGTAACTGCTTCAGTTGGCTCAGAGTTAGCATTTTTTTCCTCTAGTTCACGCATCATTAATTTGCGTATCCTGCGCATTCTATCTACTTCAATGATGGCGGCATTCGTTGCGTTGTTAGCGTCCATGATTGCTAAACCAACTAACGGCAATGCAATGGCAAGCGTCAGCACCATTGAAATTAAACAAATCAATAATACCCAAGGGACATTGTCTTGCTCATCCTTATCAGTAGTAGGAGGCTTATTAACCATAGGCTCACGAACAGAACCGCGCCAAACCATGTCGCATTTTCCTTGATCTTTCTAATAGCCCGTCTTCGTTTTGCTGCGGCTGTTTGTATTGCTCGCAACTCATTAGCATTAGCTATTCGTTGCTCCTCTTGAATCTGACTCCACATTTTTTCAAATCGTGTATACAAATCGCCCAATTCTGGCGGTGCGTTGTACGTCATCTCAGTTCGGATATCGGCGTACATAGAACTTAATCGACTTCGGATAAGCACTCTGCGCAACGCTCGCCGCCCGATAGATTCTTCGCCTTTGTATACTTTTTTTGAATCACGTTCTTCCTGCAAAAAGAGTTTTTCAATCGTATCAAATGCGTCTAAGAACTTACCCAAATGCTCACCTATATCACCTAGCGCATCATTTGGATCAGTCTTTGCTATCTTCTGAACTTTATGTACTTCTTCATTAAACTGAATCTTTTGCTCATTCGTTGGATTCTGAATTTTACTAAACTGCGATTTCAGATCATCCAGAACTTCTCTTACGTCACCGGCCGCATTCTTTATATCCTTATAAAGTTTGCAGCCGGCTTTTGCTGCCGCAATGGCCGTATTAGCCGCTGCGATCAGCGCGAAGGGCATTTAATACTCGCGGTCGGCAGTAACTTCTACTGGAGGCAAACTACGCTCATTTAAGTTGTACTGATACACAGGTTGTGGCCCAACCGCGCCGCCAACATAGGGCGCGCCGCGAGTTAACATACCGCCCGCTTGCTTCATAGCTTCAGGGCGCGAACGCAACATCATATTCATAAGCTGTTGCCCTGGTTCGGAATACACCATACGCCCGCCAATTACCGCAGGTATAGCTATTTCTGGCCGTGTTGCAAGCCCAAACAAACCCGCGCCACCAGCCGCGTAACGGCCGGCTAATGTAGCGCCAGCTTCTTCTTCAAGCATTTGCATAGCAGCGTCTGATATTTGTTGCGATCTGGCCGTGCCTTTAGCAAATGCGGACTTACGTAATGTTTTATCGCCTTGACGAACCGCCGTTGAAAACTGCTTGGGCGTAAACACACCGCTTTCAGCACCAGAATTAGCAGCCGCTAATTTAATAACGCTCATGTCGGCATACGCTGAGTCAACTCTACGTAATTGAGGAGTTAATTTTGGGTTTTGGTTGTATAGTGATTTCTTAAATTCACCAAGTACACCAAACAGCGCGTCGCCTACCTCGCGTTCAGCTTCTGTTGTACTAGACATAAGACCCGACGCTTTTTTACGTAAGTCTGATTCAATAGCTTTGTATTCTTCGCCGGTTAATTTTCTACCAGAGAATTTACTAAGTGCTATATCGTTTACGTAATCTATTGCTGCTTGACGTTGCTGCGGCGATAGTAGGTTAGCTTTATTTAATGCGCCAAGTATATTGCTGCTAGTATTAAAATCTAGTTCAAAATCCATTTTTTTTAATACATTATCGTACTCATTAGACACTGTATCAGACGCAAATTTAATAGCATCTCTGCCTATAACGTCGGCAGGCAATTTAGTTTTTATGCGGCCTAAGGCTTTATTGATTACGCCTTTATTGAAATCAAATATAGTGCGTTGACGCGCATCTTGAATAGCCGTGCCGATAATAGGCATGTATTGCGCAAAAGTTTCTAACGACTTTGCGCCTTTTCCAAGCACTTGCCCCATAGTTGGGGTTATGCCTAGGTCAATCATTGTTTGCTCTGCTTTAGATACGAGCGGATTTAGCATACGCCCTGCGCCCGCAACAACTTTTTGACCGCCAGCGCCAAATGCGCCGCCTAAAGTAGCTTGCTCTAATTTTTGAGCCGCAAAATCTTCTTCTGTTACCGGCTGCATAAGCCCACCAGCAACACCACCTGCGGCAGCTTGCATAGCTGGGCCAGCACCTCTTACCGCAGCCAAACGTGTAGCAAATACTCCAGGCGCAAGATTAGCTGGGCTAAGTACATTGCCAGCCATACGCGCCACGTCAAAACCCGTTTCGCCTTGCGCAGCGCGTTGCGCCATATACGCTTCTTGTTCAGCGCGAACCATCTCATCTACTTTACGTGCTTCTTCATCAAAGAATCGGCTGACAGGATTAGGTGTGGCGCCGCCTAAAGATGTAGCGTATGCCAAACCTCTAGGCGCTAACTGCGCGCCGCCACTAATAGGGTCTTTTAAACCCATCAAAAACCCATTTGTAGGTGGAATTACAGGTTTTGTAGCGGGCATTTGTGGAATTGATTGGCCTTGATTGCTTACGCCAGACGCAACCGATAACGCCGATTCAATATCAGCTTCCGACATACCATCAGGAAACTCTACAATATCTTCCCCAAATTGAACATATTGCGTCATCGAATTACCTCTAATTTACGAGTTTGAGGGTTCCATCGTTTAGTTGCTTTCGGCATACCAGATGGTGGTTTAGCCGCAGATGCTGCCGCCGGCGCTGGCGCTGCTGCTGTTGGCCCTGGCATAACCATAGCAGGTTCAGATGGGCGGTCAGCATTACCGGCGCGAGGCAAAGTGCTAGTTAGCGATTGCTTAGTTTCACCAGTTTCCGCTTGCTTACGTAATCGTTCTATACCACGCTGAATATTTTTTTCTGCTCTATCAAGAATACGTGTCAAAGCAGCGGGTTCCATCTCAAGATTGCCGCCCATGACGTTATTAAGATATTTAAGTTCTTGCTCAGAATCGTTACCACCAAATTCTTTAAGTCTAGGTATAACGACGTTACCTATGTACGACACAAACTCTTCTGTTCTGGCTACTTTATCTTTGCTACCTATACCAGTGTACTTAGCCACAATCTTACCTGCTGGGCCATACGCGCCAGCGTAGATACCTTGTTTAAGTATTGCTTTAGCGTCGGCAATACTATCTAACGCGGATTGTTTATTTTTAACGTCAACAAGTTCTTCGCCAATTTTTTTACC